ACAAGTTCACCGGACGGAACACTCTTTTGCACTTGTGTTATGAGAATATCGTGAGCGCGAGAAGCCATAATACCACGCTCTTCCGTGTCCAAGTAATAATAATTAGCGTACGCATCCACGTTATAATTTCCAGCGTTTGGACCCCAATAAATACGTAATTCCACAGTACTGTAGGGCAACGCCACGAGAGGAATGGCGGATTGAGGACCCTCACAAAAGAAAAAGCGGAGAGGGTAAAAGTATGAGCGCGCAGATGCACCGGGGTGCACACCGTTAGAACTTTTGGATACATTTTGTGCGTACATATCCACAGCTATATTCTCGCTAAAATCGTAATCTTGAACATCAATAACCTGTCCGGCCACTAAAAGTTCCACCTTATCTATCACATCTCCCCAATCTTGGAGATCGATAGCTTGTGCGTTATCATCTATAGTGAAATAGGTGTATCCCAGAAGATCACCGTTTCTTTCGAATTTGATAGATGACATGGAATTACCTTTCACAGCTCCTTGAATCGTCTGCTTTTCGACGGACTGTGAAAAGTTAGAATGCCTTTTGAATGTGGAAGTGAAAAATGAGATCTCAGGCTCCCCTATTATGTGCTCATCTTGCGCACCAATAGCTATAAGTTGTACTATTCCAGAAGACATACTTACTATTATAAAAGTATTTTTAAATTACAAGTATGTAACGCCCTGAATTTTATGCGAGGTTTTTTTTCTTACACGTAAACCTAAATATGAACATACCGTCGACCATTGTCGCCGCTGTACCATCTTGTTTATCGATGTTAAACGTTAACCGGTCAAGTTTACGGATGGGATTATGATACGATTGTATGATGGGATAATCGTTTTTAAACAATACGAGCCGAGTTGTCCCACCGACGGTAAGAGCGGTATGTTGACCGATAATCGTACCGAACACACCGTTTAAATGATTATCAGTCGAATCCCCTAAATCTTCTTTGCCACGTTGAGAGAAATAACTCCTAAGTTCTTCGATACCTATATGAAAAGCTGTTTGTGTAGTCCCACCTGTTGAAGTTATGGTAGCCGCCATTAACTGAGCTTGAACAACATTTTCGAGAGGAGTTGGTAAAAAAGATGTAAAATCGATTTTGTTAGTATGATCGAAAGTATCAATAATCACGGTATGAAACTCATATTCGTTCGAAGGCATATCAAATTGTGGCGCTGTGATAAGAGCCATTTAATATACACGTAGAACTTTTTCTACTTAAAAATTTAAAATATTTTTTAACTAGAAATTTTTTTAAAAAATTATAAATGATAAATTATTTTTTTACTCTACGAGTTTGTAGCTAGACTGATCCTTGACAAGTTTCTGACTGTCACAAACACCACCGGTGCTACCAGAATAAGGACTGGTGTTCAGGCAATCTGTAGTTTTGGGTAAGTCAAACATGGAACCTTGACTCACAGTTTCGATCTTCACAGATTTGGGCTGATACATGCTCTTAGCAGGAGACGCGAAAAGCATCACGACCGCGGCGACGACGGTCACGATGAGAATATACTTCAGGATTTGGCGGTCAACTAGGTTGAGTTTCATTTACTATGTACTGACATTTTTATTAAAGTGCGTTAAAGAGAAAAGATTAGTTTCAATATAGATACTAATGGACGGTGAAATTGTTATCGAGCGTAATGACGGCAACGTCATGAAATTAGACGATAAGGAGCAAGCCATCTTAGATGAGATCAGCTTGGATTTCGCAAAACCACCGAGACCTCAGATGATGAATCGTTCCAGGTTATCTCCTGAACCACAACCCACAAAACGGGTAGCCTTTCAAGAGGATATAGATTCGTTCGCGAATCCCACGAAGACGAATGCACCCCCACCCCCTCAGAATGAGCCACCCATAGATTACGGTGAATACGAAGATGAAACACCTCAGATGGGTGGTGGTTTTGACTATGGTCCTGGCGAAGTGGAAGAACAACCTTCTCCTGGATACAAAACGGTAGACGAAGAGAAGGCGGATCTCGTGAATAAGCTTGGGCGATTAGAAAAGAAGGGGTTCGCAGTGAACAAGAGACTAAATGTGTATTCCCCCGTAGATGAGTTACGTACAGAGGTGAAACGGATAACCTACAGTATAGACGTAGATAAGTCTGTTAAATTTTCTAGGAGAATGCTCATAGCATGTGTGACTGGTTTAGAGTTTATGAACAAGCGGTATAATCCGTTCGAAATTCAACTCGAGGGTTGGTCTGAAAATGTGATGGAGAATGTCGATGACTATGATGAGGTGTTCGAAGAGTTATACGTAAAATACCGAACTAAGATGCACGTCGCGCCAGAGGTTAAACTCATAATGATGCTCGGTGGCTCTGCTATGATGTTCCATCTTACCAATTCTATGTTCAAACAGGTCATGCCAAATATGAATGATGTGATGAAACAGAATCCAGGTCTTATGCAAAATATGATGAGCGCGGTTCAAAATACCGTGTCTAAATCTGACGCAGCCTCTTCTCCCGCCGCGGCTCCAGGGGAGCGCCGTGAGATGCAGGGGCCCGGGCTCGATATCTCGAGTCTCATGGGGAATATCATGATGCCTCCCGCACCACCCATGAGCACGACATCTCTCCAACCCCAGACATCTATAGACGAGGATGACGACATTTCCGATATAGTCTCCATACAGGATGATGACGATAACGGCGATGATGAGGTTAAGGAAGTTAAGATGCCCGCGGCCAAGGGTAGGAAGGGTCGTAAGAAGAAAGTTGAAATTAATTTGTAAACCTATATAAATGATAGGATACAGTCCGATTGACTTCGACGATCCGCTACCTATCCAGCGGGACCGTCAGAAGGAACCAGAGCGGGTAAAATATAAAAAAATTGAGCCGACTGTCAGCGATGAAAACACAGAGTGTAATTTTGTAGTCATGTTTTTCATCGTGGGAGTCATCGCACTCGCTGCGATGGATGCGATTAAAAGGTAAGTATCACAACCGTACCACATGAATTATCTTCACATGTTACGATTGATTTTCCAAATCCGAAACGCGTTCCAATAAAGCATGGTACGCTTGTTCCATGACTAATATTCGTTCTTGTAAATTTGTTGTTTTTAATTTTTCACGCTCGAGATCGGTTTCCAGTGCAGCGATCTTATCCTTTTCTATTTGAAATTCTGTATTGATAGCCTTGGTTTGTAATTCCTCTTTTATAATACGCACATCTTCTTTTGTAGTTTGAAGGTCGGTTTTTGTGGTTTGTAATTGAGCATCCACTTTTTGAAGACCCGCCGTGGTGAGTACGGACAATCCGGTGTAATCGAGTGATAATGTAGTTTGTGTTTCTACCGGCGTCGTGTATTTTAAAGTGTATTTTTTCTGAACTTTGGGGTTTAAATTTGCGTATACTTCGGAATTAATTCTGGTTTCATCTTGTTCATCGTTATTAGGTTCGTCATGTATATAAAATGGTACACATTTATCTTGATCGATCGAATCTAATTGATCATATTCATCGGATGAGATATCGGTTTCTACTATTTTTGTTTCTTCACCGCTTACGAGAAATGCGAGTTCTGGTATTTTACGAACATCTTGGGCGATAAAACCAAATTCTAATGAATATTTATGTTTATCTTTTACGTTTTCCCATTCTTCGTCGGTAGGCATCCATGTACCTATCTTTTCGGGTGTCTCGGTAATTTTTTCATATCTTTGTGGTTTGAGTTGATTAATTAACGCGAGAGGGTCTGTGATATCAGATTCGTTATACTTAATTCTATCGTCGGAGGACGAGTCGATAGACGTACAGAATATCCTTCCATTGACGGCGATCTTGTTAGCGGTTGCGACGGAGCTATATCCAACTGCAATCTTACCGTCATCGAAGATTGACATAGCTTGCAACCCGACCCCCGCCGCGTCATAAACTTGGAAGGAGATCTTTCGACCGTACCCACTGGCTAACCGCGTATTTCCTCCACCACCCACAGAAAGTGTTCTAAACCATTGATATTCACCCGTAACCGGATCAAGATCACCAGTCTTGAGTAAAACGCCCGCGGACCCAACCTTCATACCATCAGTTACCTCTCCGATTCCGTAGCACGTGAGTCTCGTACTTGGTGACCCCTCTCGATATAATTCTAATGCATTAGGTGCCTGGGTCTGAACGCCCCATGAAATGTATATTCTAAAATTAGCCAGGTACGACGTGACCAATGAAAAGTGTTCGGCAAAAAGTCTTACTCTAGTTCCATGATTCCAATATATATTTTTATCAGTGCCAGTCAAAGTTGTGGTATCTAACGCGTGAGGACCACTTCCATCCCAGTACATGGCCGTGTTGTTTGCATCGCATTGGGTTGAAGAAATCGATGAATTACCACCCGGGAATTCAAAAACGATATGATGCCAATTATCATCTATTTCCCAATCATTATAGTTTCCATAGGTTCCATCACGTTTATGCGGTGCGAATGCAAACCCTCTAGGGGAATTGTTGGTTACTGAATACATATAATCTCTCCAATCTATCCATATCCAAAATCCAGGACGATTTGATGCGGTACCACCGTATCTCGCCGCACCCACGGAATTCTCGCCCCAAGTACATAAAACCCGTTCTGTAGCCCATACGATACCGGCGGTACCACTTATCCATTGACCATTTGTTCCATTCCCACTCGTATTAATTCTATATATACCCTGACTATTACTCGAGTACGAGTTCCGCGCGTTCCCCGTTACCCTTAACCAGAAAGATATACCTGTTTTCTGCCCACTATTATTACTTCCCTGTGCGAGTATACACTCCATATACCCTGTTCGAGCGTTGTATGCAGACTGGTCCGTGGATGAGTGACCGTAATACTGATCCCCTACAGCAAATGCACCAGAATCGTAATATAAAAGCAATCGACCATGTATTGTACCATAATCAGTTCGTAATTTTGTTTGTGAATCGCCTCTCGATGTATAGAAATCTTCCAAATAAAATTTAAATGGAACGGATGAAAAATCTATATTATCGCCGTTGGTCGTGTTTATGTGTAATCCAGCGGGTTCGCGGCCCCACCCGTTCATTAAATTTGATTTATCATCACCAATAACTAAACGAGATCGTATTAAAGCATCTCCACGAACATCTAACTTTGCATTTCCGTAAAATGTACCTGGATCTACTCCTGGATCGGGTCCTATTTGACCGGACATAAGGTCACCAAAGTCGGAAAAATCGGGCGCGTCGCTGAGTGCATAAGGCCAATCGTAATCAGGGTAATATTCTTGGTAACCGCGCCATACAATAGACGGACGTCTATAGCTTGGATTTATGACAACGTTTCCTCTTGAATCTACACCAAAACTCGACGTATCTCGGTCGTATTTATCGTATTCAAAATTTTCGTACCAATCACTTAAATTGGTCCACGACGTAGTTGGCGCATCGGTATCCGTTGTTGACTGGCTATATGTAATACCAGGAGTTCCTAATTCTTTTCTTCTGATCACAGACCCTCCTATGGTAGTGGGAGCCGTTCCCACCAAAAATTCTTGAGTTACAGCTCGAATCGCATCTATACCCTGTTGTTGTGAGAGTTTACTTAATAACATTTCAGTTCGTCCAAGAAACACGGAACTTTCGGTGTTATCGTATGAATCATATACCCTATTTTCAATAGATGTGAGTTCGTATACAGCATCACCATAAAATCCACCAAATTCTATGACTTTACTTCCTTTCGTGTTTGTAGAATTACCATCCGCTTCGTTCGCGCCCACGTAGTATTTATTCGCCGCGACGTATCCTTCGAATAAACTATTTCCTATAAAATTCTGTGTTAACGTCACGTGTTGTGTGAATACATTTCCATACAACGGCGACGTAATAAAAACGTGTTTACCATTAGTTAGTGTGACGTTTACACTATCAAAAGCGTTTCGCGATAAATATGCCCCGCTATTCGGAAATGAACTCCCGTTTAAATAAATAGTAGGTGTAGCTTCCCACCATTTATCGTTGTTCCATTCCAATACAGTAACTTTACTTGTATCTATACGATATCCGGGTGTTAAATAATGAGTACTCAACAATTGACCTTTGGTTGATATAGCTAAACGATTCCCCGTATAATCTAAAGAAATACTGTGACCGTATTCATCTCGCTGCTGATCACCGTATAATGTTGATTGTTTGACCCACGATCCTGATAGAGTGTCGTATGAATATGTATCGACGGCACCACTTTGTGTAGATCCGCTGAGAGTTTTATTAACTCCCGGTTGACCGGGTGAAGATACAACCAATCGTAACGAATCAGTATATGAACTGGTCGCATCAGATTTACATAGGGCTACTTTCCACCCACACCGAGACCAACCCCAACTTTGGTTTCGTGTCGTCGAGGTTTGTTCAGTAAGAGTCCAAACTTCGTTTCCACGCATTACTTGTCCCAATTGCACACCGTATCCTTGCCACGTAGAATGTGTTCCACGTGTAAATACACGCGCAAACCCGGGAAGACCGTTTGGATCGTATGTTGTATTATTTGTCATACTACCCGCATAATTACCACCGGATGGTAAATAATTAAACTCTCTAAAGAGATAGTATAATCCACTGGGTATAGTATTTTCCCAACTGTTGGGAGTCGCGGACAGCAGCACGTTTGTTCCCACAAATGACGGAGGAGTGGTGGTAGTGGTGGTGGTGGTAGTAGCGCCTATATTATCAAACACACCGATTTCACCTGTGTAATACGGAGGTGCACCCACCGCAAAGCGATTCCCGTCAGAGGATAAGGCGAGACTCGCCCCCCAGTCATTAATGGTAGAAGAGTATCCAGGAGTCGCTTGTTGAAACAGGTCCCATGAGTTTGTACTCGTATTCCAGTCATATAAATAGGCGGGATTGTGGCTACTACCACCGTCCGCGTGCCCTACCGCTAACCGCGTTCCGTCAGAGGATAAAGCTACCGTACTCAATTGTTTGGAATTGGTACCATTAATGTCTTGGCCTATCTTATCCCAACCAATAGGTCCATTTGCGTTCGCCACTGTTTTAGCGGCGTTGTACTGATAAACACGTACTTGACCTGCACTGAAAATCCCGTTGTAATCTGCGTGCGTGGCACCGACCGCTATACGTACACCGTTCGCGTCCATAGCCACATCTGAACCGAAATAGTCGCTGGTAGCTACACCGTCTATATCACCACCTAGCTGTGACCATGAGTTATTACTTTCTTCATACACGCGGACATGACCGGAGTCGAGGCTATCGTTTCTGTGAGCGCCGATCGCCACGCGCCGACCATTGTCCGACATACATAACTGACGTCCAGTCCAACCGTTACCACCAGAATAGTCATACGCAGCTTCGCCGTCAATATCGTTACCTACCTGAACCCAAGTTTTTGCGACATTGAACACGTACGCGGACCCGCTGTTGGTTCCCCCGGACTCGTCATCCAGACGCGCCCCGACCGCAATCGCGTCACCAGAGATCGACACGCTCCAGCCGAACTGGTCTTGCGCAGCGCCGTCGCTCGCGGTCAGTTTGGCGCGATAGTACCAATCGTCGCCTTGAGGTTGATTCGGTCCGGGCGCGCCGTATGTCCATATGTACGCAGCCCCAGCGGTGGATGCTACGTCGTCGTCCCCATACGCCCCGATCACCAACGTGTCGCCGTTGATAGACACACTGTCACCGAAGTAGTCGTAGCTGGACTGATAATCTGGACCGCCGGTTAAATACGCATTCGGGCGACACGTTTGAAGCTCTGACCAACCGGAGGTGAGAGAGCCTGCTGTGTCGCGTGTGTATATGTACACTTTTCCACTGTTGACGGTCGAGAGGTGATCCCACCTCGGCGCCCCGACCGCAATCGCGTCACCAGAGATCGACACGCTGTAGCCGAAGTAGTCACTCGTACCGCCGTCGCTCGCGGTCAGTTTGGCGCGCTGCGTCCACCCGGAGGTGAGAGAGCCAGCCGTGTCGCGCGTGAAGACGTACGCGGACCCGCTGTTGGATCCCCCGGACTCGTCATCCAGATACGCCCCGATCACCACCGTGTCGCCGTCGATCGATACGCTCCTGCCGAATTGGTCATCCGCAGCGGCGTCGCTCGCGGTCAGTTTGGCGCGCTGCGTCCACCCGGAGGTGAGAGAGCCAGCAGTGTCGCGGGTGAACACGTATGCGGTCCCAGTGCCGTCGCCAGTAAACGCCCCGATCACCACCGTGTCACCGTCGATAGACACGCTCCAGCCGAACCGGTCATCCGCAGCGCCGTCGCTCGCGGTCAGTTTGGCGCGCTGCGTCCACCCGGAGGTGAGGTCGCCGGCCGTGTTGCGCGTGAACACGTAAGCCGACCCGCTGTCGGTTCCATTGTCGTCGTCCTGATACGCCCCGATCACCACCGTGTCACCAGAGATCGACACGTTCCAGCCGAACCGGTCATCCGCAGCGCCGTCGTCCGCGGTCAGTTTGGCAACCTGCGTCCAGCTGGACATACCTCGTATGAACACGTATGCGGACCCGACTGAATTTAGGCTGCCCGTTTCCGTGAGGGGCGCCCCGGCCACCATCGTGTTGCCGTCGATCGACACGCCGTAGCCGAAGTAGTCATACGCAGCGCCGTCGCTCGCGGTCAACTTTGAAATTTGTTGATACGATAATGGATCAGTGTTGACGGATTTATAGATTTGCACGTGACCGGCTTCAGAGCCGGTGCCGTCGTTATAGGGAGCACCAATCGCAATACGCGTACCGTCCGCGGATATCGCTACATTCTCACCGAATCTATCATCTATATTCTCACCGTAAAGTGTTTGACCTACCTGCGCCCATGCATTAGAAATCCATGCGTATACCCGCGCGCCACCGGTTCTAAATCCACTCTGATTAGGATCAGTTATGTATCGACCACCAGCAATCCACCTCGTACCGTCTCTAGATAAAGCCACAGAAAATCCAAATTGATCATTTGTAGTACCAAAAATAGTTGATCCTTTTATGGACCACGAGGATCCATTCCAATCATATACTTCGACCATTCCCCTTTGTCCACCCCCACCCGATGATAACGCAGTATAGGGGGCGCCACCCACTATACGATTTCCGTCTCCGGATATACTCATAGAAAATCCAAACCATCTCATCCACGATTGTGATGCGGCAATGTCTCGACCACTTTGAGGACTACTAAAAGTGTCTGGTATGGTGGTCGTAGTCGTAGTCGTAGTTGTACCTTGTGTCTGTGCAGTTGTTTGGTCAATGTATGTTATTTCTTGTGACCCCGGTGCACCGACCGCAAAATGTTCACCGTTAAGTGACATGGATACTGAGTGACCGTATCGAGATAGATTATTATTCATCGTGATATTTTGAGTTGCGTCATATGGAACTAATACATCTACATCGACCGATGTATTGGAGAACGTTTGTGACCATACACAATTTATAGAATCGTATTCGTATACAAAAACTGATGTACCACCAGTTGCAGAACCTGGGGCACCTATACATATAGTATCACCAGATTCCTGCGCTATACTCACAGAACTTCCAAATTCTACGCCGGGTGTTGTACTACCCGTTATTACATTACTGTAATAAGACCAGGAGCCCGTAGACGTATCTTTATCATACACATAAACTTTGTTATCGCCTGGCGATCCCACGGCCAATCTATCACCGTCCCAATTCATACTTAAAGCATAACCAAATTCTGATGAAGTTGTTCCTGGATTAGATAAAACGGTAGGACTTGACCACGTATTCGATAATTTAACGTATTCGTAAACCCGTACCTCGTTTAATCTATCAGGTCTACCTCTGGCGATTGTACTATCATCGAAATCGCATACTATAGGAACATCATCTTTTGGACCTACTCGTTGTCTGTTCTCATGTTCAGTATTTGACCAATTACCTGGATTGTAAAAATATCCATATTGATCAAATTCTATAATTGGCCTGTCTCGTTTACCTTCAAAGTGGTAATAGAACGGCCCACCAGGTAAAATGGTACTGCTCATTTAAATATATGTAGAATTAAATAGTGAGATTTTGACTCTGTCGTACCGCGGTAACTTCTACTGTTTTAACGAGTAATTGTGTAGTCGTAAGACTGAAGGTTTTAATTTCATCTGTAACCGTTAAATTTCTGGTTATATTTGCATTTCCAGTTACGACGAGCTTAGTATCATTTGTATCACTGATGTTAACATTTGAACCAATTTGTAAGTCGGTTGTCGGTGTACTCGTATTAATACCCACATTTCCTGCACTGTAGTGTATTACATTATTGACACCTGTTTCCGTCCACACCCCAGTTGAACTTCCACTTCCAGTAAGATCGGTTCCCCATACAGGTTTAGATCCATCACTTTTTAAAACTTGCCCCGAGGAACCTATGGGGAGTTTTTCTAGTGTACATCCACAACTCACTGTATTTGCGTACAAAATATCTCCCTGTGTATACGGTGTGGGTAATCCACTCGTACTTGTCATATCTACCCATTCCGGTCCAACACCATTACTTTGTAAAACGTATCCGGATTGACCTATGTTCAATTTGGTTAAAGTATCCGTAGCATTCGCGTATATGATATCACCTATAGTGGATGTTTCTATATTAGAAATTCTAGATGAATTATCGCTCAGATTATTTATTATGGACGTTAAATCCGTGGCAAGTGCGATACCCGTAAGATTTACACCGGAGCCATAAAATGTATCAGCAGTTACATTACCGGTCACCAGTACATTTCCACTCGCTGTTAAAGATGTTACGGTATTTAAAAATTGTGTCGTGACAGTGGTCGTAGGAGCGTTAGTCGTAACCTGTTGCAGAGTACCAACTTGCCCCGAAGCTCCCGATACACCCTGCCATCCAACTTCACCCGGGGATACTATAGTAAGAACATGCCCCGTTGTTTGTCCTATGGATACGTTCGCGGCTTCAGCACTTACATTCGCATATATCATGTCGCCATGCGCGGTGAGAATGGAACTTAAATCCGCACCACCACCACCACTTCCGGTGTATTTTTGTGTGGCACGTCCGACTGAACAACGTCCCATTCTTATAGTTGTACGAGACATTTTCCCGAGGATAAATTATTCGTTTTTTCTTCTTTCTGGTTTGGGATTTTAAATCCACCCTGTTTATAAATCTTGAGTCGTTTATTGTACATCGCAAAAAACACCGACCATTGATCTACTATATCGTATATGCGCGGATTGTTCTTTTTACCCACCGTTTCGCGCATGATACGACCTATACTCTGAACAATATCTGATTTAGGTGTGGCGAGA